AAATGCCATGTAATAATTTATTGGCTGTCAGGGAACTGATCTTTAACTTGATCAACCCATTTAACACATCCTTGTTCTGTTGGATGTGTTTTACATTCAGTGACTTCGTCTATGCTTTCACAATAATCATACATATATGGTTTTACGCATTTCGACCAATCAATTTCGTTATATAGATCATGCGATGATGTTAGATATCCACCTATTGATGCTAGACTACTTTTAAATGGATCATAATCCCAGCCAAAAAGATAATTGACATTTTTCTTTTCAAGAAAGTTTAAGCAATTCATTACATGATACAATGTATACCAATTTGTTGCTAACAATGTATCTTTAGTATCACTTGTATAAAAATTTTTAAATGTAGAATAATACTGAGACTTAGGCTGTTTTACCCAATTTGCCCATTCTCCCCCGCTTGGGATCCAAGTAATATGTTTATCATTATGGACATATTCATCATCCATAAATTTATAACTTTGTTTAGCAGAAGGCACGGAAATTTTATTAACATATGTAAATTGAACATAGACAAATTCTATGTCTGAATTGTAATTAGTGATTACAGATGAAGACACATACCAATTACATAAAGCATCCTTGGCAACATTTAGAACATTATTGCCTAATAATAATTTAGGCCATTCTGATTTGTATATGAAACTGGAACCAGAAATTAATTTCATGTTTTTACTCGTTGTTCTCAACACAAAGTCGCCATAATGTTTTGTATTGGTTCCAAGCTTCCTGTAAGGCAGGATGTTTTTTCCTTATCTGCACAGCTTCCCATCCACACATTTGATCTTCATTTTGTGCCTGAATCACACTTAACGCATATTCATCTTCTGATATTTTAATTTTTTCTTCTTTACCAAATTCTTGTTGATAGACTGTGTGGCCACCATCTGGCGATGTATAGATGTACTTCGGCTGTTTTTTTGACATACAGATGTTTATGTACTATGAATGTTAAAAAATAAAATTATGAATCTTCACCACTGACTAATTTAGTTGTGGTTATTTGTGCTACTGTGATTGAATCAAATATTTCGCCTGTATCAGTTGGTGATTGTGCTGTAACAGATGTTACCACAGTGTCTGTAGTTGCTGGTCTAAACACAGTTCTTAGTTCTGTGATTGTGCCTGATGCCACAGTTGAATCATTTGATATTGCTGTACCACAGTTGATGCCCTGGGCAACAAGTTCTTTAATTCTTAATGCCAGTGTGTTAATTGCTGTGGAACCATCAATTGAAGTTGTTGTTAAATCAATAGAATCAGTGTCTTCGTATGCCACAGTAAATTCAAGTTTTACTGTCTGTGCGTCACCATTGGCTTCTACAATTTCAATATCGAAAATTTCACAGTTTGAATTGGTTTGTAGGTTTTTTACAACCTGTTCAAATCTCATTAAACCACGTTCTCTGTTTAGTGCTTTTGCGTCTGTGGTTGCACGAGTCACACTCTTTCCACCAGTTAGGTTAGTTGAGTAAAAATACTTGTCTGTTGTAGGAAAATTACCATTAGGTGTTACAGCACCTCCTCTGGTGCCTTCTTCTGTCATATAGTTTGTTGAATCAATAGTTACTCTGAAGTGTTTTAATACTCTTGCATCAATTCCTGAATTTGTAAATCCTACTGGCATGTTCGTGTTTTCCTTTGCTGTATTTATTTAGTGGATCTGCCAAACTTGTCCACGTCTACATGCTATGCCATAATGATAAGTTGGTGCTTTACTTGGGTAGTAATAGGCGATTTCAAAATTCCTGCAAGGGCCTTTCCATTTATTAGAAGCATATATAGGTTGAACATGTCCACTTTTGCCTGTGGTTTTGTCCTGCCAGTATGATATGATTCCATCAGCATTGTACTCCAAAGCATTTTGAAATGTGTATTCTATTATATCAGATTGTTTGCTGTGTCCAGTCATTGTATGATAGGCGGTATTAGAACAACCAACCAACATTATACTTAGAAATATAAGTGTTAATTTTCCCATCGATAAAACAAGTGATCACCAATTTGTCCTATAAAGGTCAATTCATGTCTCCATAATGGCGACACCCAATTGGCATGATAATGAGTGGCTCCTTCAATGACTCCACTGTATTTGCCATCTAATAACTGGAGAGCGACAATCTGACTCTTATACCAATTTTCAGTTGGCATAATGTCATCTGATTTTCCATCACAATACCAACTGAACTGGCATCTATTTTTTACAGGATAATATATGCGTTCATCGTCCGCAAGGTTAGGATCTTTTCGTGTCTTCCATGATTCGTAAATTGGCCCTTCTTTAATAACATCACATATGGTTGAAGGATATCTACTATCGTTGACACGATTTATCACAACCAATCCTACAGCAATTTTTCCTGCCATTGGTTCTGTCGATGCTTCGAATAGAATATTTTGTGCTAGACAGTATGCTTCTGGTTCATCATCTTGTGACACAATGTTGTAGTCAAATGCCTGAGCCAGTACCATAAAAAATAGCCAGGCAAATACACTAAGTCCAAATATCAATAGTAATCTTATCATACTATTATATTACTATTGTTATAGATTATGTCAATCTAGTGTTACTGTACCATTTTCAACAAGTTTTTCGCGGTTTTTCAAATGGAGTGCATCGATTTCTTCTTTGGATCCACCTGTGTAAGGAACTGCGTGTCCTTCAGCTATCATTATTTCTGTAACCAAAGATCCATTTTCATATCCACCATAACCGTCAGCAACAATAAAGTCACCTAGTATTCTTCCAAACTTGCCTTTCATGTCTTCACCATTTTTGTTGATCTGTGTCTTGAGAACTGGAGTGCCTTTTAACAATTCTGTTAATTTTTCTTTTGCCGCAATTCCAAATTTCTTTTCAATAAGATCCCGTGTTCTTGATTCTGGAGTGTCTATGCCCATGATTCTAACACGTTCATCTTTCATCCATATTCCGAATCCAAGATCGATATCAACATCAACAGTGTCGCCATCAACCACTTTGATTATATTACATTTATATTCATACATGATATTAGTATTTAATGATATTAGATGTTTTGTACGTTTTGATAAAACACATTAAATGCTACATTTGATTTCTGAAGATTAAAAATATAAGCATTTTTATTTTTCCACGTATTGAAAACATTCTTATCAAAAGGTAAATTGTTAGATTGATGAATGTTTTTCCTATATTTTACATCATATAGATAATTGCTTAGTTCGATGTTTATTGCTCCATTGAATGGTTTTATTGTCATATCCGTAAAATCTTTGGCGAATTGTTTTTGTTTAACAACATTATCAATAGAATGTTTTGGCAAATATATTAAATTATGTGCTCTTAGCCAAAGTATCAACTTGCTTGATAATGTTTCTGTACAGATCTGCACTTTTTTGTCGAACATTGATAGATGCTTCAAGTTGTTTAATGGAATGTGTGTGCCACAAAATTTTCCTGGAAATTTTCTTTTACAATTATCAACAGCCTCAAGCCAATCACTATCTTCATATTGCCAATTGTTCATATAGTTGGCTCCAATTTTTAGGCCATTATGTTCATAGTTCATAAGTGTATTTGGAAAATTATTATTCCATTCAATAGTGGTCTTGTTGAATAACGTGCAGAATAATCCGCCACACCCGAAATCAGGAAAACTAATAATGTTAATCATAATATTTTTCTACTTCACAGAATAATCTTCGCCAATTAGTTCCTCTCATTTTATCTAAAGAATCCAGATATGTAACATCTAATTTAGTGTGATCAATGGTTTGTTCGGCAAGTCTAACTACTTTATGGTCATTACCTAACTTTAGTTTTGTCATTTCTAAAACTGTAGGGTGTGTGTGTGCTAGTCCTAAATCACCCCAACAAGGATGGATGTTGATCACTGTGTGTTGTCCTGCTGAATTTGTGTTGAACACATTCTGAATAAACTTTTGGAATAGGTCATAGTAAAAAATATTAAGTGGATTAACAGTGTGTTCAACCTTGAACTCTACATTTGAGGGAGATTGATCATACAGAGCCTTTAAATTGTTAATCAATTTTTGAAATTTAAATGGCCAACGTAGAAAAGTAAATTGATCATCCACTCCATCAATTGAACCAGATAATTCTATTTTTTTAAATTGTTTCCATAAATTAAATGTTGCTTTACTTGGAACTATTGAATAGTTACTTGTATAATTTAAAGTTACAAGTGAAATGTCAATGTGTTTTTTAAGTTTATTTAGGAAATATAAATGCGTGTTAGATAATAATGGTTCTCCACCTCCAAACTTAATCCATTCAACTTTAGATAGATCCAATTTACAAATAGCATCAATTATCGAATTTAACTTTTCATCTGTGTTGTTTTTATGCATTTCATGGATCGAAGTTTTCATGTCAATGCCAAATTTTTGTTTTTCCTTGTACCATAAACTTGAATCATTTTCATTGCAACTAGCACATGCTAAATTACATTTCCTATCTATATCAATTGTTAAAGCAACAATTTTGTTGTCGTTATATGACTGATAAGCAAAACTTGATTGTCGATATGAGGCAATATTACTTTTTTCTTGTTGCATACAAATGTCACACGCTGAAGTATAATAGTTCTTCTTAGATGAATCATGTAATAACAGATTAATTTTATTATCTAAATTTTTAACACTTGTATGAATATCAGTAATTATAGTAGGACTTTTATAAAAACAACATGGGGATATTTTAAGATCAGAACTACGGTTAGAGATATATAATCCATTTCCTAAAAAATTACAAAATTTTTGTTCCATAACATATTGGCTCGTTCTGTTGCCAGGTGAGCCAATCCCCGCCTGCCTAATATTAGGCCGCAAGTGCTAGATTTTCATCTGCGTATAAGTTGCCAACTACTCTACCTGTCAATCCACTCGCCCCCGGTAGGGAGTCTATTGGTGGAGGCGCCGGGCATGACCCCGGGTCCAGTGTAGCATCGACGCCAGCATAGTATTTTATACTTGTTTTTAGGAATTGTCTACTTGGAGTTGAGTGGTGGTACAGACGAAGCAGGCTGTATGCCTGTAGTGCCTTGAATGTAGTTGTCTGCGGCAGCTTTATTGGCTTTTTGTATGGTTACAACGGATGATTTGTTGAAAATAAAATTTTTTGTCATGTCAGCCATCATTAGATACTGTGTCATTCCAACGCCTTGTTGTGTCATAGTTAGTGCTAGTGGTTTTGAAACTGTTATTGTGTTGGGGTCTTGTTCAATAAACTTGGCAATCACTTCATCGCCTCCAGATATTCTAATTGCCACAATGTCGTTTGTTTTATATCTTGGATCTACAATCATTAAAGTTTGAATCCAGCCAAAGTATCTTTGTCAACGTCTTGTTTAACACCGCCAATGATGTACGATTCAACTTCTGTTTCCTGTGGAGCAACTTGTAATCCTGCTGATGATAGCCAATGTTGTGTCCAAGGAAGTGGATTAGCATTTAGTGGTCTATCAAACAATGGATCAAAACCAATTGCTTTAATCCTTTTGTTGGCAACAAATTCAACATAATCACCTAGTAGTTTTTCATTTAGTCCTATAATTGTGCCTTCTTTCATCAAATGCTTGGCCCATGCTTTTTCTTCTTCAACGCATAGTTTGTACATGTTACGCACAGTGTCTTTACATTCTTCTGTGATTTTTTTCATTTGTGGATCATCACCTTCTTGCCACTTTTTGATGATTTGTGTTGATAGGTTTAGATGTGTTGCTTCGTCTCTAGCAATAAATGAAATAATTTTTGCTGAGCCTTCCATTAGTTTTAATTCTCCAAACGCAAAAGTACAAGCAAATGAAACGTAAAATCTTAGGCCTTCTAATATATTAACATTTACCATTGCTAGATATAATTGTTTCTTTACTTCATATAAATCACCTTTGCCTTTAACAAAATAATCTTGAGCAAGTTCTGAAAATTTATCATAGTTTTCTGTTACTGAAATCGCACGTTTAACAATTTCGTCATCATTTAAAATAGTATCAAACACTTCTGAAGGATCAGGATAAACATTTTTCATAATGTATGTGTATGATCTTGAATGGATTGTTTCCATAAAGTCCCAAGTAATGATACAACCTTCTAGTTCGGGAATAGAACAGTAAGGCAAAAAGGATAAACAAGGACCTCTGCCTTGTACAGAATCTAATAGTGTTTGATATTTTAGATTGGCTGTAAAAATATGCTTTTGTTCTGGCCTAAATGTTTGATAGTCAGCTCGATCCTTTTGTAGTGATATTTCCTCAGGTCGCCAAAAGTAACCTAACATCCTTTGATTAAGTTTATCGAATTCAGGATATTTAAATTGATCGTATCTTTGCGTGTTTTGGTCTTCACCAAAAAACATTGGCTGTTTGGTAAAGTCTACTTCATTTCTGTTGAAAACTGTTTTGCTCATGATTGTTACTTATATTACTTTCATATTTTAATTGTGTCAACTAAATCGCACATGCGTCGCACATTTCTTCATTGTCTTCTTGAGGCATCTGCTCAATATCAGTTTGGACAGTGTCTTGTATGCCTTGCGGTTGTACAGTATCTTCTTCACCTTTATAATCATAAGTGTTTTGATAATACGAAGTTTTCCAACCTAGTTTGTATGTTGTTAGTAAGTCTTTAATCATCACACTCATTGGCACTTCATTGTTTTCATAATGTAAAGGATTATAAGACCAATTACCAGATATGGCTTGATCAAAAAACTTCTGCATGACACTAACGATATTAATATACCCTTCATTGGAAGGCATGTCCCATAAAAGTGTGTAATGATTTTTTAAAGTTTGATATTGTGGAACAAGTTGTTTTAATGGTCCTTTTTTAGACTTTTTTGTTGATAACAAAGCACGTGGTGGTTCAATACCATTGGTTGCGTTTGATACCACTGAAGATGATTCTGATGGCATTTGTGCTGATAAAGTAGAGTGCCGTACGCCATGTTCTTGTATTTGTGATCTTAGCCATTCCCAATCACAGGTATACTTAAATTTTGCTAGATCATCAACTTCTTTTTTATAGGTATCAATTGGCAGTAGTCCATCAGCATATTTTGTTCTTTCATAAAATTCACATTTTCCACGCTCTTTAGCAAGTGTCATCGATGCCTTTAGCAAATAATATTGGAAACATTCTGAAAGTTCATGAACAAGTGGCAAAGCTTCCTTATCTGAATACTTAACTTTGTTTTTGGCAAGAAAATGGGCAAGTCCTATATAACCAACACCAAGAGATCTTCTTGCTTTTGTTGAACGCTCAGCGGCTTTGATAGGATAACCTTGATAATCAATAATTTGATCCAATGCTCGTACACTTAGATCACATAAATTTTCTAAGTCTTCAAACTCTTTAATTGTTCCTACATTTATTGCTGACAAAATACAAAGTGCTATTTCGCCTTGATCATCATCTACGTGTTGGATAGGAACAGTTGGAAGAGTAATCTCTTGGCATAGGTTAGACATACGCACAGGATCCTTAAATGATGAATGTGTGTTAGCGTGATCTATATTCATAATGTAGATTCTTCCAGTTTCTGCCCTTTCTTTCAATAAAGCAGAAAATAAATCCATTGCTTTAATTTTCTTCTTAGGTGTTTTTCTATCACTTTCATATTTCAAATACAATTGATCAAATTTTACATTATCATAACCAAATGTTTCATATAAGTCAGGTACATCATGTGGAGAAAACAATGTTATGTCACCATCTTGTAAAACTCTTTCATAGAATAATTTAGATATTTGAATTGAATAATCTAATTTACGCACACGATTGTCTTCAGTTCCTTTGTTATTTTTTAGCACTAATATATCTTCTATTTCTTGATGCCATATAGGAAAATGAACTGTTGCTGATCCACCTCGTATGCCATTTTGCGTACAACTTCTAACTGTTGCTTCAAACACTTTAAGGAAAGGAACGACTCCAGTGTGTGCTACCTCGCCACCTCTAATCTTAGAATTTATGCCTCTGATTCTTCCTAAGTTCAAGCCAATGCCGGCTCTTTGTGCGATGTAATATCCTACAGCTGAGTTGGAAGAAAATATAGATGGTAGAGTATCGTCTACGTCAACTAATACACACGAAGCAAACTGTTTGATAGGAGTTCTAACTCCTCCCATAACAGGGGTAGGTATGTTGATTTGAAAACTTGATATCGCATCATAATATTTTTTAATGTATGACATGCGAGTGTCTTTTGGATAATTTGCGAACAATGTAGCCGCGATCATCATGTACATTATTTGTGGAGTTTCATATACTTCTCCTGTTGATCTATCTTGAACAAGATATTTGTCAACAACCTGTCTCAGTCCAGCAAATGTAAAATCCAAATCTCTATCATGTTTGATCCATGTGTTTAATTTTTTTAGTTCAGTTTTTGTGTAATTCTCAATTATCTGTTTGTCATACACACCACGTTTGATATTTTGGATGATGATATTAACAAAGTGCTTAGGTTGAAACTGTTCAAAAACTTCTTTATAAACATTCCATAACAATAGTCTAGCGGCCGCAAATTGATAGTTAGGATTCTCAAGTGTAATTAAATCATTAGCAGAACGTATTAAAATGTCCTGTATGTCTTTTGACGTCATGTTGTTTGTGAATTGTATATGCGAATTCATTTCAATTTGTGAAGCACTCACGCCTGTAAGACCTTCACAAGCCTGCTCAACAACAAAGTGCATCTTGTTTATGTCTAATGGTTCTTTGGAGCCATCACGTTTAATAATTTGTATTTCGTTTGGTTTGTTCATGTTTTAGTGTATGTGTTATGGATAAGTGTCTTACTTATTATATGATGAAAAGGCTCTTTAGTAAACGATAATTTTTACTAACAATGTGGATAATTAGCCTTAGAGGAAACGTAAAATTCTATACTTGAATGTTCCCGCAGTGCCTGTGGATGTTGTTGAATATTTTAAAACTCCATTGCTATCTACGGTGATGGTTACGCCTGTTGCCGCATTCTCAGTAAATTCATCTGAGAAAGCAAAACTGGATGCGGTGCCAGATATTGTAAGTTTGCCTGTTCTTCTTGCTGTGCCTCTGATAATGATATAATCATAAACAACGTGATTTTCTCTTTGTAGATCATGTCTGACTGACTCTGATCTTACATTGTCAGTCATAGTAGCTCCACTGGCATTATCATTTAGTGTAATAGGATGATCGACAGGTGATTCCGAATAGACTGATCCAGCAAAATATGATCTTTCGTAGTATGGTAATCTATGGAAGTAGTTTCCAAAAGCAAAATTGTTGGCGTGTAAAAAACTTATAGCCTCTGTCACGGAAGAGTCTATGCCACCTGAACCAACGTCTCGGAAAGAACAAGATGAAACAATGTTGCCATGTGGTGATCCGCCATTGTCATACACTATAACTGCTTGAGCATCTATATTGTCGAATCTTGATGCTGTAATAGCTACTCCCTGTGGGCCAGTGATCTTGTTAGAAGTGCTTCCGTCTGTTTCGTTTGCTAAGTTGACGCCAATGTTGGCATTAAGAAACTCACTGCCGTATACTGAAATATCCTGTATATCTTCGGATGCTTTAATTAAGTTTTCAGATCCTTCAAAGATACAATTTATAAAATCAATCCTTTTAGTCTGTAGTGCTGATGATGAAAATATTTCTACGCCGGCATTGCCGTTGGTCGCGCCATCTTCTTGAGCGTATATGCCCAGAAAATGAACATCATGAAAGCGTATGGATGTTGCTTGATCAATTCTCATAATATTTTGATCATATAGTGTTTTGAAACTTATGCCACTTATGGATATTCCTTGAGGTCTCTCTGCACCACCACTACCAATGTCACTTCTTGAATTTCCGTTGGAATCGACAAATTCAAAAACGTAGTCAGTAGATGCGTTTTGTGACTCTAAAATAGTAGAAGTATGGCCGTCTCCTGATAAAGTTATGTGTGGATAAATTTTAATTGTACTAGTAACTTTATATTTGCCCCCAGGAAAGTATAGTTGTCTTTTTTCTTTGCCAGTAGTCTCCAAAGTTATAAGGTTTGCCATTGCCCTGTTAATGGCCGCAGTATCATCAGTTGTGCCATCGCCAACAGCACCAAAATCTTTAACGTTTGCGAAATCATCTAGTTTTTGCTGTAATGTTCTCACTATAGGCGAGTTACTATCTACACCAGTAACAGCAGGTGCTGTGGTGTTGCCACGGAAAGTGTATGTGTTCGCAGTCGAAAGTAGATTATCATCTTCTGTAATGATCTTGGTGTTGCCTACTTCGGGAGCTCCATCTGCAAGTGTTCCGTTTCCAATGAACAATTCTTGAGTGTCTACAGCGTATCCTAATTCGCCTGCTGATAGTTGTGGCAACTGCTCCTTGAGGCCGCGTCTATGCTGTATTCTTGAAATTTGTACAATAGCCATTTGTGTTATTTATAGACTTACAGTCTGTAGTATTGTTCAACACGTGCTAGCCATTTGTCTAACCAATATTGATAGTGTGTTGGTTCTAGGTCAAATTGCTGATAATTAAGATCACGTGAACACATAAAAATATGTCCTTCACGTATTTTAGTTCCGTACACTTCATTATGTGCTTCTGCGTATGCTACAAGTTGAAGGTAATAGTCCTCAACCCATTCTTTTTTCTTAGGCTTGTTGGTTTGTTTAAAATCCATAATGGAGGGATTGCCATTGTATTCTCCTACTAGATCAGTGGTGCCTGAATACAATCCTGGAAAGTATAATGCTTGTTCTATTCCCCATACTTCATTAACATTTACAAGAGCATTGTTAATAATTTGATTAGCCATTTCATTAGCCTGTTGATGCACAAGATTAGTTCCGGGCACTCTTGGTTCGCCACACAGAAACTTTTCTAAGTTGTTGTGCATCGCAGATCCAATACCTGATGCTTCTTTCACAATGCGTTGAGCTTGTTGCTCGCCCACCCGTTGTTTCCATTCGTTTAGATGAGTCATGTCCTTAGTTTTGGACAAAATGGTTGTGACAGATGGAACTTTATCACCGTTAGGTGTTTCATATACCCTTGTGCCATGTTCGTTTATTTGCTGTAGTTTATGATACTTAAATTTTTCTACAAAAGGCGGAGCAGATGGATCACTTGTACTCAAAGTTTTGAAACTCCTCATATTTGTTTAATAATACTGCTCCGTTCTTGATATGGAAGCGAGTGGCC